CCGTACGTGATCTGCGTAACAAACATGCGGTAATCTCGGACGTCTCCATGCGGGTGCAGACCCATGTAAGCGTAACGACTGTACAGGGAATTCATGATGCAGTTGATGACGACAGTGAGTGTGTGCCCGGACGGGTTGTGTCCAAAGAACTCGAACAGGTCCCCATCGAAAGCCACGAAACAGAAGGCGATGTCCTCACCGAGACACTCAATGGTGGTGAGTTGCTCCTCAGAGCCACCACACCTCCTCACAATTTCACGGATGGTTCGGAATGCTTCAAGGATCATTGCAGCCTCAGCCTTCAGGTCATACCACTTGTAATCACTGTCAATCTTGCTACCCTTGCCAGAGCGAAGGAGTTGCGTGGCGAGCAAGTGCCACTCTTTGGACTGTGCGACCATGCCAGGGGCGGCTTCAAACAGCATCTTGTTCTTCATCATGACTCGCACGAAGAGTGCGGTGTACATGCGTGCAACGATGCTGTGATCCACCGGAAGCCCGTTGATGGCTCTGGTTTGAAACGACTCAACCTTGTTGCGCGACCGTGGTTCGTCCTTGTTGTGCTTGACAGCTATAGGGCTGGCACGCTGCCCGTTGAGGTACCGTTCTCGCATCCGGTTCGCTCGCTGTAAGACCGGGGTCTTGAACGTGCGCTTGACGCTGTAAACGTCATCCGGAGGAAGGTCAATGACAACTTCTCGCTTTGACTTCAGAACAGGAAAACCTGCGCTGGTAGCGAAGTTCATGCTGTCCAGAAATCTCGTTCCAGGCACTCCATTGATCGCGGCTTCTGAGCTGAGGACAGTCGCCACCTCGGCTTTGTCTTCATCGGACAACCCGGCGATGATCTCATCCACGTAAGCCTCAGAGCACCTGCGCATTCTGGCCTCGTCCGTAGTCCGGGTGTGTTGAAGAATCGGCAGGAGTTGATTCCTACCAACCTTCCAACCAGACATCGGTGGGGCGAAGTGCTCCTGGACGTATCCTGCCTGCTCTGCAGCTTCGGCTAGAATTGTCCTGACCACTTGCGACTTGCCATTGGTTCGGGGAAGAGATGTGGTCCCGTAATTGTTCACGGTACACTCATCGTCGACCCAAGAAATTGGGCTTTTCGGGTGGTTGTCCCCAAATGTGACGGTTTGATACTCACTCTCAATGAGAGGAGCCGCTGGTGAGACCAACAAGTCCCCATAGTGGGAGATTGCACCTTGGACCACTGATTGGGTGAGGGCCACAGCGTGGCACTTCAGGTCAGGGTTGGAACCGAGATAGTGCAGGCCCACAAGCAGTGGGCCGCGCCGGCTCATCTGCACGACTGGCGTGCCGCAATATCCGACCGAGTTTGGGGTGTCGTACGACCACAAGGGGAGTTGACGACCATCTGGCACCACAGAGTTTCCGGTCCATGAGACACGGGAAAGGTGTGGGGTCGAAAGAGAACCGTCACGATCCCTGCGAATGAAAACGCCAGGGGCGTCCATGCTGTAACTGTCTTTCGCGACGAGCTGGATCATCCGCTCCTTGACTGTGTAGTCCCGGTTTTGGAAGAACACCAATTCGCTACCTGGAATTCTGTACAACATCTCTTGGGTGTACCGCTTGACCATGTTCCTGGATGGACCTGGACCGGGGGGGTCATAGGTGAATGTCAGGGACAGATCGCCACTGTCAGGCATGATGTGGTTCGTAGTCACGTAAAGGTGACCACCCAAGCACATACAGACGCCATCGGTGCGTTTCACAACACCATCGACAGTTCGGCGAACACTTAGAGCGAAGACACTCTTGGATATGATTGAAGTGACCTTCGTCGGTTCGAGGGAGTTCCACGAACGAACGAGTGGGGCGAAGTCGTAATCGGCCCGCGAAACCTTGTCGGTCTGATACGGTGATTCAACGGTGTCCCCAGCTGGCTTGGGGGTGATGCCTGCTGAGAGAATGCCCAGGTTCTCAGTCGATGGGGGTGGACCAGGAGCCGATTGCTCTGCACCCTGCTCGTCGCCACTGATCTTGGAGTACATCTTGTACGCGGCGTAACAGCCAGCGACGGCAGCCAGCACAGCAGCCAACCTCTTGAGACCTGGGGCATACGTATCACGGAGATTCGCCAAGCTTCTCAGTACGGCGGCTCGCACACGTTCCCGAGTGTACGCAACAGCTTCGGTCTGAATCCGTGTAAACACCTCATCAAGCGTGGGGGCGTGCGTGCGGATGGCATGCACAGCGGCACCCATAACAGCTGCACCACTGACGTAGTACGGGATCCTGCTCTGGGTCCAATCCACAGGCTCGACTTGCACCACCTCTGTGGCTTGCTCTCGGAGTTTGATCTCTTCAGCAGTGGCAAGGAGCGAGGCAATGAGGGACTCGTCGTCGGAGTCGGACTCAAGAACCGGGGTGCAAGGGCAATGGAGCTCTGGGATGAGGCACTTCTCGCAAAGGGTGACGTTGCGGACAGAGTCGAACCCAGAGGAGAGGTCAGCTTGCTGGCTCTGATATTTCATGGCGACAGTGTTGTACCACGCCAAGAACTCATAGATGTTTTTGAACGTCTTGTGAGTGAATTCCTCAGCAACTTGCTTGATCTCGTCCTCATTGCCTGACATCCTCGCAATAACACGCCGCACCTGAATGTCCCAAAGATCATAGTAACCACCGGCTGGTGGACTGGGATCGATGTCGTCACGCAGGGCATGCGGATTGGAGGGGTCGGCGAACTCAGCCTTGGGCTTCAAGTAAACATTGTACTTAAAACGTCTTTGGACTGCAGCTGGATTTGAAAACCAAATTGCAGCGTTGAGATTGGGCGTGTTGGTTGACCCAACGACAAATGTCGGTCTCGCGGGAATGCCTTTGTTCTCAATCTCTGCTTGCGGAGGGGCAAACGGGATGTTGTTGACGAGGGCAATAATGTCCCGCAATGAGGGGTCATCTGTGCCCTTTACCGGGTTCGTGCATGCTAGATCATCGAGGACGATACACCACTGCATGGTCTTGTACTGTGTCCAGTAGTCATCCGCAAAAGTGCGTGTGTACTTGTATTTGCTCTCGATTGGCTGCTTCGTCAATTTACCATGGTGCACGAAAAGCTGCTCAATGAATGAGGATTTGCCACATGAAGTGGGTCCGCAGACAAGAACAGCCCAGGGCGCGGTTCTGGCAGCGCCATTGGCAGCCCTGGTGAGATGACTAGCTCGAATGATCCGAAGTCTACTGAGGGCAGAGCCGACAGCATTCTTGGCATCAGCATCACGCTGGAACTTGAGGATCTCAATGCCCTCTTCAATCGCTTCTTCCAAGTCACTCAGGTGCTCGGATTCGTTGATCGTCAATTGGCCAGCCATTGTGAAGATCTTGTCTGCCTCGAAAATTCCAAAAGCTCGATCGACCCACTTCGTGTAGGTCTTCTGGCTGTGGAAGAATGGGCTCAAAGATTTGCTCTCAAAGCATTGCCCAATCCTGTCAACAATGTACCTGACGAGGTCAAGGACACTGGTGACGAAATCGGCTTCAACAAGGACTTGCTTGAGACCGGAACTGTAGGCCTGCATTAGGGTGGCCAAGTCATGTCCGATCCCAGACTTCATGAGAAGTGCTGAGCTGGTCGCCAGAGTAGCTGCTCTGACTAGCAAACGGTAGAGCGGCAAGCTGGTGCCACTGGTGAAGGAGGTCCCGAAATCGGGGTTCTCTTCTGCTTGCTCTGTGATGGGGAGACTCTTGATAAGGGCCATCGCTCTGTGCGTAACAGAGTCGCCGGCAAACATCTTGAGTGCACAGATCAGGGACAACATAACGTCGCCCTTGGTCTTGCTGCGCTTGAGTAGTGCATGCGTGAGTGCCACAGTCTCGAGGATGGAAACACCCTCTTTGATGGTGTCCTTGGAGAGGCTCTGGAGGACCGTTGACGGGTCAAACTCCAAAACTTCAGATGCTTGCTCGTGGAAGACCACAGTGTGCATCTTGACATCAACATCAGAACCTGGGACCGTGTACTCTGTTTCTGTCGAGTAAGGCCCAGTGTGGACGACATCACGCAAATGTCGCGTGATCGTGACACGATAATCGTGACCCCGAGTGGGGCATGTGATAACGTGTTCAAGGATGGTGGCCCCGTCTGCTGGGGGAGGGGAGGGGAAACGTGACGGTCTACACTTCAGCTTGAGCTTGAAAATGGTGCCGTCACGGGAGCGCCCACGCCTGGACGGCCTCTCA